CTTGTGTTATGTCTTTTTCTAATTGTGGTATTTCTTCGGTTAAGAATGGTTTACCTTTATATCCAAATCTTTTAATAGTTCCTTTTTTAAGTATGTTTGTTGCTATTGCATAGGATAATGACCTTTGACCTTTCTTGTCTCCTGCTATGGTTTGTAATTCAGGTTTATAACTTATCCACTCTAATATCTTAGGCTGCAACTTTTTTCTGTTTTCTTTCGAGTAACCTTTTGCTGGTGTTCCTTTTTCTAAGTCCTCCCAATAATCTTCAAGTTCAATGGTAACTGTAACTCCTTTTTGATTTTGTTTAATTGGTAATGCCCTTAATGATTGAGATAGATTTTCTGAAGCGTTAAACTTGTATTTCTCTAAATTATTTTTAACTCTTTTTAAAAAGTCATTTACTTTTTGAGAATAAATATCCTGCTCACCTGTTAACTTACTTTCTAAATCAGATAAAAGGTTATCTAACTCACTAAATTGCTGTTGGTTTATTTTTGCCATTTATTCCTATCTTTTATGTAACTCAAATAATTTAAAAAAGCTACTACATTCATATTTAAGTAAAAATCCCATTTGCTCCTATCTTTACCGCTTAAGCTATCCAATGTAACATACCAACTCCAATAATCTAAGTGTTTTTGTTCTTCAGTTCGTTCAATTCGTTCTCCACTGTCATCCTGGCTTCGCTCATTTGTTTTACCAAATAATCCTCTATATGAGGATACAAACCTTCTATAACTTTGCAAAAAAAAACACACAAAGGATAAACGATGCCTACATTTATACTCTTAATATGTTCTACTTTTTCTTCATAATCCATTTCAACTTCTTTTAACTTAAACCACTTAAGTTTATAAGGCTTAACAAACATCGCTACTAATTTAGGTAAGTTACCAATAATACTTTCTTCGCTTTCTGTTAATTTGCTTAGACTTATAAAATCACCTGCACTTAGTTTAGTGATGTCATAGTTTACTATCCATCTGTAACCATTGTGCTTAAACATTTCAACTGAATTAGGAAACTCCATTTTAAAAATAAAGTTTACATTATTAATCAGTTCTTTTAGTTGGTCAATTCTTATTTTCTCAACTTCAGCAACTGTAATTCCTGTTAAAATGGAAATAACTCTAATTTCTCTATCAATAGGATCAATATCTTTATCCCTTGTAATATCATAGATTAAAGGAAATTTCTCTATTGAGATATCATGCCAGCTATTTGGTAATTCAATTGTCATCATTTTAAAAAGTACCTTTTAATTATATTATTGTGTATCTGCCTGTTTTGTATTTAGAGTAAGCGTGGAAACTTAAACATGAAGCCATCACCCCGTCATCATGGAATCCACTTGTTGCTGAATATTTAATTACTCGGCTTTTTGGATTGTATTCGTAAGTAAACATTTCTAACTCTTTATCTAACCAATCCACATTTAAGAATTTAACCTCTTTATTTTGATTGGCCACTATCAAACTTTCAACTATTTCTTTTTTGCTTTGATTAGTAGTTACAAATGGTTCAATAGTACAATAACTTGAACATTCCTTTTGCAGCATTTCAAATATCACATCGCCAATAGAGTTAACCTCAACTAATGCTGTTTGGACATTGTTGGTCCTAAGTCCATTTGCGATATTCTTTACTATTGTGGACCAGTCGCTATGCCTCCAACGTTCAATGTAGAATTGTTCGCCTTTTTCGTTGAATATAGATAGCACCGAGTAATCGTCTGCCCTACCCAAGTCAATTCCTGCAAATGCTTTACCGAATGCTTTATTATCCGACAACAAACGGTTATTGAATAACATTGCAGAACCATCAATGAACTCTGCTAAGTATTCCTGCCTAAATATCATTTCAGGTAAGGTTAATTTTGCATCGTCTATTTCAGATGGGTTAATCATTGGATTGTCGTAGCTTGTCATTGTGAATGACTTGTACTGCTCATTAATGCCATCCAATTGGTGCATCTTGTAAAAGTGGTTTTTACCTTTTGGTGTTGAAATCAAAAGAACTTTTTTACCTTTTACCAAAACAGTTGCTCTTAATACTTCAGTCCATGCTTTCTCATCCATGAAGGCAAACTCATCACAAACTAAATAATCAAATGTGAAACCTCGAATGTTATCGTATCGCTCCGCTGAAAAGAATTGAATGGTTGAGCCTGTAATATACTCGATTATTAATTCGGATTGATTAACCTTTCGATATATTTCCATTCTTTTAGCAAATGCCTTAAACGTTTCTTCAAATACTTTCTTTGATTGTTTATATACAGGACTTACCCACGCTATCTTACAGCCTTTATTATTTAAAGCCCAAAATAACATCTGATTCAATGCCAATAAAGTTTTACCGAACTGCCTTCCTATGTTTATTACATAGTATTTTTCAGTTCCGTTATTTATTGCATTATGAATTTTCCTCTGATTCTGATGTGGATTGTATAGGATTGCTTTCGCCAAAGTCTGCTTTAAATTTCATATTTCCTGTTATCTTCACATCCTGCTGCTCTATGTAACCTCTTTTCTTTGCTTTACATTTTAAATAGAACATTGTTGATAGTGGATTGCCTTTTTTAATCTGCTGTAATAAAGCTGATTCTGCAAAGTCCAAAGCAACGTTTTCTATATCTTTTATTGCTTTTTTATATTGTTTATCTTCTTTCAGCCAACGATAATGAGTATCTCGGCTTATTCCGATTTGTCTACATGAATCTGTTACAATGCCTAAATTCTTTTCCATTGCATCTAACATAGCTTCTTTTTGAGACCTTGTCCGATTTTGTAAGTTTTTATCCATTGCTTAAATATATACACCTATCAAAATCAACCATTAATAAATTAATAGGTAGGTTAAATTTTTTAATTACATTATAAGTATCCGCATCTATTTTAGGAGTTGCAATAACTAATCTTGGCATAACTTTAAGTGCGCTTTCCATTATTGCACCATAAAATAAACATTGAGAAATTGCTGTTAAAATATCATTTCTACATGAACCTATCCTTTTAACTTCAATTACCGTTCCTGTTCCATCTTTATGCCATATCATTATATCTGCTATTAATCTTCTAGTATCAACTGGTATAGTATATTGAGTTTTATATCTTTCTATTTCTCCCCACATGCAATTTTCTGCAATATCATTTATATTATCAATAATATGATTTTGGAGTTCAATTTCTTTTTCTGTAAATATGTATTTAGGTTTTAAAGCCTCTTCTAAATTATCTATCATATTTATTTTTTACTTATAAAGTACCAATAAATCTATCTAAATACCATTTAGCTTTCTCGAGGTCTTCTTTTAACTTTGTTTTGTCTTTTTTACCTGCTCTGCTTATGTATTTGATTACATTTCCTAAATGAAAGTTTAGTTCCCACGCTTCAATTACTTTTATAGCTTCGTAGGTATTTTCTTTACCTCCATAGTGTTCAGGATTATTTACTTGTTCCATCTTTTATTGTTGCTAATAAGTATTCAAGTAATTGTCTTCTACATTCTGAGCATCCTAAGTTAAAAGGTTTATTTCCTAACTTAATTGCTATTTCGTTTAATTCAGTGTAATTAAAGTTAGGTGAATAGTTCTTACCCATTGATTCCCAATTTAACAAAGATTGCTTTATTTCTTCATTCATAAATACCTATCGTTAATTCGTTCAAAGAGTGAAGCTATTAATGCAAAGGTAAAAGGAATAGTCAATAAATCAAAATAGTTAGTAAAGTTAATTATTTGATAAATTAAGAAACTCCAATAAGTTAAGCAAAGAGGACATGTAAAAGGTTTACGATGTAACCATAAAGGTTTAGGAATAAACTTTGCTATTATGTATGTAGTTGCTAGTAATTGTATCATTGAATGTTAAAACCTTTTATGTTTATTTCAGGTATTTCATGCTTTGTGCTTACAATAGTTGCCCATGCTCCATCAGTTATTAAGTTTCTTCTGTAAGGAAATAAATGCCAAATCTTATTTAACATATATCCATAAGCTGCTGGTTCGCTATCGTGAATTATCATGTAATCACAATTATCTTTTAGCTTTTGAATATCAATGTATCTTCTTTCTCCTGGTGAGTGGTCGATTAAGATTACAGAGTATTTTTCGTGGTTAATTGAATCCCAATCTGTTACATGATTAGCTTTATATTTATCAGCCCATTCTTTTGAGTAGTCGTAACTTATTAATTTACGTTTATCTGTTTTTAGATATTGTTGAAGATAAGGTGTTGAGCCTTCACCACATCCCATCTCTAAAACAGGTTCTGTTTGTCCTTTAGTTTCTTTTAATGCCCACCAAAGTAATGGTCTGTGATTATCCCAATTTTGTACGTTTTCAATAAATTTACTCATTCTGTTTTGCT